TAGCACCTTGACCATAAGTCTCAGCTAATTCTTTTTCGTTTAAATAGGAAGTATATGGTGCTTGTGGATAATCTAAATCACCGCTCTCTGGTAAGAAACTCAAACCACAGAATCCTTTCTTGTGATCCCATATCCAATCAGCGACTTTCTCCCATTCGTCATCCTTAACAGAGACAGTGCAACTTACATTCATACGGATCTTAGGATTCTTTTTCGTAGAAGGATGATCCCAATTTGTACCATTCTCTATCCAATTCATTTTAGTGGAATAGATTCTTTTTAAGAAATCTATTGTAGAGAAATCTACTCGTACCATTGTATTCTCATCTAGTTCCACAGGAAAAGAAAGTACGCTTTCACCCTTGGGATTCCAGAATGATTTAGAAATTATTTCTGGATGAACCTTTTGAATCTCTTGAAAAGCTTGTTCATTGTTGTTTGCTTGTATATTCCTGATATATTTCCGGAAATGATAGGCATGTATACCAGATCCACAACCAAGTAATTGTGATGCATTGCCAGATGGTTTTATGACAGTTGTCCTAGCTGCTGGATTGATTCCAATGATATCCGCTACTAATTGATTAGTTTTCTTAACTATTTCTGCACCATTTCTCTGAATAGTCTCGTTAAATAATATCGTAGGATTGTCTGCCATTCCTGTAATACCAACTCCAATCAAAGCATCTCTCTCAGCGATCTTCTTAGAAGTATTTGTCAAAACAGGGAAATCTGTATATGCTGCCTGAAATGTGCCTAATATAGCTGCTGCTTCACACGCTTTATAAAACTCTTCCTCTGTTTTAATACGTGCACCATTAATTTCACAAAGATTACAATAACCCCAACCATATTCAATACTTCCATCTTCGTTCTCATATTTAGGGATCATCGATACCTCGCAATTGTGAACAACTACTCCTTCACTGTATAAGTAATTTTCTTCGCCTTTTGTGATAATTATGAAATTATGTTCTGGAGCTTCTACCGATATATCAAAGACTTCTTTTTCTTCTGTTAATGAAATAATATCAATTACACTAACATCGTCTTTTAAATAAGATTTATCTTCGATTGACTTTTCTACAATCTCTCTATGATCTATATGCTCTTGATATTCTTCAATCCCTAAAACAATCTTTTTAAATTTAGACCAGGAACCATCGAATCTATTCTTTGAAAAATTCAAAGGAAAACGAGAATCTAATTCTATGCAATTCTTGCGAGTCAAAAGTAAACCCGAAGAAAGCACCTTCTTTCCTATCTCAATCAAATCCTTATTAGATAATCCCTTGAAATTATTATTTTTTTCAAGAGTTCCATTGATAGAACTGTTCAACTTCCTTCTTACTCTTTCTTCTTCTGTGAGTTTTTCAATTTGATTAGGATTATTGATTCCTTTACGTCTCTCAGAAGTCTTATTTAAATGATCTTCTCTTGATAAAAGTTGAAGATTATCAATGAAATCTCCTCCATCATCATCGATATGATCGATTTCATAACCCTCTGGTTTTTGTCCATTCAAAAATTCCCATAACATTCTGTATTGTCTTGCGTGTCCATCTGAAAAACTATTGATCGTCCTGTATTTGACACTTTTTGTCGTAAAGAATTTTGACAACGTCAATCCTAGACTATCTTTCGCTTCAACCCACCTTCCATCTTTAGTTAAAAGGTTGTGATCTTCTGTACATTCAAAACTACTTCCGTTAGAAAGAATTACTTTTATTGTTTTCTTGAAACCTCTTGAAAAAGCAATACCATTTGTGATCTTTATTTTTCCACTTTTGCTTTTATAAAAAAGTGGAAAAGGTTCATCTTCTTCTGAAAGCTCTTTTATACTTACAGCGTTTCTCCCGTCTGCTACAGCAACTAAAGTGTCTCCACTGAAACAACAAGGATTAAGCACTTGATCAGGATGAGAAAGGAAGATTATACCTGGCTCACCATATTCTTTAACATATTTCATGATCTTCAAATATTCCTCCTTTGGAGTGTCTTCAAAAATCACAGCAGAGTTATTACATCGACATAACTCAGGATACATCTGAAACCAATTCCCAGTCTTACAAGAGAGCATTTCAATATCATCGATATCAAACAAAGCAATCATTGCACTTCTTCTAATACCACCACTAATTACTGCATCAGCTATAATACATGTAATATAATGCAACTCAAAAGGTCTTAACTTTCTATTGTTTACTTTATCTAAGATTGTTTTGATTTTAGAGTGACACACTTTTAATGGTTCTGGACCTGGTGCTTTAAAACCACCAGATATAAACGAACCTTCTAGTCTTATCTGTGAATAATCAAATTCAATGACAGGAAGGTTGTAGTAATAGTGTTCGATTAACATACCAACTGATCGTGCCCATCCTTCAATAGAATCAGGTATTTCAAACACAACTTTTTTAGAAGAGTCTACACCTTTCATTACTGGAAGTTGTTCTGTGTGTACCTTTTGAACGGAATAACCAGTACCTTCTCCACTTAACAAAGATTCCATACACTCTTCAAAGAAAGCAACCCTATTTAAATAGGAAGACGTGCAATTGTATAATCTCAGATGATTTTTTAGAAGTTGTTCACCTCCATATTGAAGAGCTCTTTGAGAACCAAGTATCAATCTGTTTTCATATGCTGACCAAGCAGTGTTGAATACTTTCAAAAAAGCCTCTCTTTTTTCTTCTGCAATCTTATTTTCAAAGAAAGACCAATGCATTTGCATAACTCTAGAAATAGACTCCTCCCAAGATTCTTTAGTACCATCCTCTTTTACACGAGAATATTTACTATAAAAGATGTAGTCACTGATTATATTGCGACTATCAACTCGTTCTTCTTCTAACATAAAACTAATCTTTTGGTAAAATTAAACATATCGGCACAGCAGGCCAAGATAGCACAAGTGCTAAACTGTCTTTCTGTGTTAAATTATATTTATCAATAATAGCATTGAAGATACTTCTTTTTATGTATAATTCCATAGGCTTAGGTTTATAATTCTTATCTTTTTGAAGAGATAATTTTTGAATCTGTATATATATTGAAAGAGCTTCTTCACAAGGAAGAATAGGTTCTAATTCTTCGATCTTATTAGCATTTACTAGAGTAACTCTAACTTGTTTGTATTCTGCCCCAAGAAATTTCTCCTTGGGGATTGGAATGTATAATTTTGCTTTCTTCTGTTTCATAAATCTATATTAAAAAGAACGGAATGAAACATCAAGTAAAACACATGGACCTTCGAGTTTAAATAATCTACCATCTATTGTTGAATAAAGAAGATTATTTAAACTGATAATTAATTGACCTTTCTTAATTATCATTCGTTTACCTGTACGAAAATCTCTTGCCTCACAATTTCGTGATATTATATAACCACGACAATCAACCTCGTTTTTATTCTTTTTCATATTCATAATTTGATTTATTTTATTGTTGTACAATTCGTTATACTCTTCTCTTGTCAATTGACGTGCATTGTCTGGCATTATATCTTTGAAAACATCTGGAATATCGCCTTGATGCCAGCAATTATTAGATGTGAGAAGTATCTTTTTATTTCCTTCTGTTTTCTCAAAATATAACCTTTTGCCTCCACAACCCAACCCCCAACCAGTACCAACTTTTTTCACTTCCTCCCCTAATATCCAACTAGAACCATCTACTCGAAGCCATCGAGGATTGTTTTTATTTTCATTATAAAGATCTTGCCAAAAAGAACAATAAAAACACCAGTTATTCTTTTCCATTATATCACGAATAGGACAATTCACGTATTCAGCAGGATCTATATTTTCTTCACTTCCACATTTTAAACAAACTTTCTTTTCCATAACTTTATTCGTTTATATATAACAATATATTAGTTCTTTTCTTGCTCTTGTTATAGCGACAAATCGTAAACATCTTTCTGCATATAATGCTCTTTCTGTTTTAGCATGTTCACTTGGAATAAGGTCTTGATTTAAGAAAAATACACGATCTGCTTCCAAGCCTTTACTTTTGTGACAAGTACAAAGAACAATACCTTTGACATCTTCTACAAAGATTTCGTTTACAGTTGATTTTAACTCTTCTATACTACCTAGAAAACGATTATAGAGTATATGTAAGATCTTACACTTCTCTTCTAAAGCTATGTAACTAGGGTTATTCACTGCTGCTGCCCTAGTTATACCTTTTTCCATTAACTTTTTGAGTTTTTCATCTAAAAGATCGTCAAGTTCAGTAATGTTTGTTATTTTCCCTAGGAGAGATTGAAGAGCTTCTCCTAAATCCTTACCTTTGATCGTAGCTTTCTTTTTTGCTTCTAAAAATTTCAAGAAGGCTTCAACAAGAGGGATATTGTTTCTACATAGAACAAAATCACCACTTTCTGCTTCTAGTAGTTTACCTTCTCTTACGACACCATCAATAGCATTTGGTGAAAATTGTATGTCGTTAGGAAAGACTTTTTGAGCTTCTTTGACAATATTCTTAGCACATCTATATGTGACACTTAATGGTAAGGTTGTCGTATTAGGAAGGTTTTGAAAATAACTGAAATTATCTACACTTGCTCCTTGAAAAGCATAGATTGCTTGAGAAAAGTCACCTACTATCATAAAACGACCTCTTGGTTTTAAGAGTCTCAATGCAAATTCTCTTTGTAAGACGTTCAAATCTTGACCTTCATCAAGAAATAACACGTCATATTTTGGTAAATTTAAAGGGTCTATTAATTTGTAAACGAGATATAACATATCAGTGAAATCTAAGACAAACTCTCCACCAGAAGAAATCTTCTTAGCATTTTTCATCCATTCCTTTTCAATATCAATAATATCTTGAATCATTCTTTCTTTAAATTCAATCTCTTTCTCTAAACAAATCATAGGAATAGAAGATTCGTAATCGTCAAATAAATTAACCCTTATTTGATTCCAAATCTCTTGAAGGTTAAACAAATATTTTTGACGTTGATTCGCTGGGATTTCATCTTCAATCTTCAAGATCTTTATCCCAATACTGAAAGTCTTGTTTTCACTTATTTTTGGTTTAAAATTGAAATTTTTTAATAAGATCTTGAAACCTTTACTGTGAAAAGTAGATGTTTCAAAATGTTCTGGCACTTTAGCCTTTAATTCTTCAGCAATACTCTTATTAAATGCCATAAAGATAGATCTTCTCATTGGAGAAGTCCTTTTAGCACATTCAACCATCACTGTCGTCTTACTTCCTCCTGCAGTCGCCTTAACAAATATATTTGACCTAGAATTCTCATAAGTATCAAATATATTCTTTTGCAACTCACTCCATTCTTTTCTTACCATATTTTACGAATTTATAAAGTTTTCCACAACCAAATTGATTCACGTGCTTTGTCCCAAATAAAAGCATGAGATCCGTCTTCCTTACCTAAAAGATCAAGCCAAGCCCTTGCCTCACTTAAAGTTTTTGCTTCTATAATGTTTCTGGGATGTTGACTTAAAAAAGCCTGTATATATCTATTTAATGCAACAGATCCCGAATAAAGACTAAAACTCGGCAAATTACAAACTAACCAACCAACTGTGTATCTATACTGTCCCATATTTATCTTCTTTAAATACCTTGAACCCCTTGTAATCTGAAAGAATATCAGCAACATGATTGCCATATACGATAGGATCATTAATATTTTTTTGATGTCCTCTGATCCATTTGAAACGAACTGCAAGGTGTTTATGTTCATCTAATTCTTTGGAAAATTCTTTCCATAGATCCAAATTTGAACAATCAGAGAAATCACCTGTTTTCCAATCGAAAGCATGATTTTTGATAAAGTTGACTACATTTTCTCGATCTATATAAAAGGTAGCATTACATCTGATATTTTTCTTGATTGCCCTTAATGCCATTAAGATGGCGTATATTTCTCTTCTTTCGATCGTGGTGTTAGAATAACCCCAATCTTCCCTCAGAAAGTATTCTTTATCTTTAAACTTAATGTAAGCTCCACTTCCACCTTGTCTTGTCTTCCAATAACAAGACCCATCTGTCCATATTTCAAGTTTATATCTTTCCATAATTATTTTAACACTTATAAAGATACAATGTTTGTATCTATTATCCAACTATCTGGGACGATAACTATTGATCAAAGCAAGTGAAAAATCATCTTCTATCCCCCTATTTACCATATCTGTTACACTTTTCTTCTCCTTCAAGAACTCCCATGATTTCTCATCTATCGTTTCTCTACTCAACAAGTAATAAATATTTATAGATGATCTTTGACCATCTCTTTCCAACCTACTCACAGCTTGACTAAGATCAGTGGATTTATTAGGAAGCTCGATTATCATTGCGTTGGAGCACACTTCTTGTAATCCATCTACTCCTGTTCCAATACATTGGATATTAGCAAATAAAATCTGAATCTTTGGATCAGTCTTAAAACTTTCTAAGATCTCATCTCTTTTCTTTGATAATGTTTCACCTGTAATTAATTGACTGTTAGAAAACTTCTTATGTAATTCTTTCAACGGTTCTTTTAAACAGCCAAAAACGACAACTTTCTCATCTTCATTACTCTCACACCAATCTTTGATAAAAGAAATTATATTTTTCGTTTTCCCTTCTATTGATAATTTCTTTAACAAATTTAATTTTACCAAATGTTCTGCTCTTAGAGCAGCATCTACTTTCTCTTCATCGGCCAAAGATAAAAATTCTATCAAATCTTTTTCAGCTTCCCTATATATCTTTTTATTATTGATGTTACATTCTATCAACTCATCATTAATAGGGGGTAATTCAAGTAAAACATCTCTTTTTTCTTTTCTAAAATAACAATAATGAGTTAGTATATCATTGAGTTCTTTCATATTACAAGCGTCTTTAGTATTCCAACCAAATTGAGTATATTTTGCATTACAATATCTAAAACGGTAATAACTTTCATCAGGAAAAATTTCCTTGAAACGATTTATTACTTTCAATATATTGATAAGTTCTTCAGGTCTATTCAATATCAATGTACCACTTAATCCAAGTATTGTAGGGATATGTTTCGCTATCTTCACGAAAGCCTTACTTCTTAAAGCCTTATCATTCTTTAAGAAATGAATCTCATCGCCTACCATCACTTGAAACTTGATCTTTAAAAGTTCTTGAAACTTAATCTTTAAATCACCTGTTTCTTTATCTTTATTACCGAGTATATCGTAATTAATGACATACACATCAGATTCAATATCTATTTTTTTATCAGTACTATTAATAATAGTTACCTTCCGGTTTGGATTACATCTAAACCACTCTCTTTTCCAACCACTTTTTACACTAGAAGGGCACACAACCAAAGCAGGAAATGTATCAAGAAATTCGCAATAACAAATAGTAATAGTTGTTTTCCCTGTTCCACAATCTGACCCATTAATACAGTTGCCATGATTCATCATATAATACAAAGCGTCAATTTGATAGTTCCTTGGCACTCTCTTCAACTGTAATTCAGGTAACAAATCTTCTATATCCCTCTTAGAAATTACTTCGTCAATAGGTTTCTTTTTAATCTCACATTCTCTTTCTAAAGTAAATCCATTGACTTCTTCAAATCCATATTTTTTCAAAAAAGTCATTACAAGAGTTAGATTGATAAGATCAACCTCCAAATACCACTCTTTATTAGCTGTATTATATTTAGCTTTCAACTCTTTTCTCATAATATCAACTAGGGTTCGATTGTAGTCGAACCCTATATAATAATATCCCTTACTCTTGTAATAGTATCTTTTCATATCTTTTATTTGAGGTATATAATAATATCCCTTACTTCTCGTTTTTTCTCATCAAAAATAAATTGACGACCAGTCACCTTTCTCAATCTACTTTTGCCATTATTCTGAAATACGATCTCATCACCTACTGAAGGTATTAATAGATCTTCTTTTCTAACCAACGTTTTATTGATCTCTTCAATATTTTCAATGTCTTTGTAAACTACTCCAATCATAATCCATTTATTTTAAATTATCCAACAAACCTTCAAAACCATCTTTTGTAAAGATAGGAATCTTTAATTCTTGAGCTCTCTGCATCTTAGATGATGTACCAGATAAATCTTTTACAACCAAATGAGTTGTATTACCAGAAACTCCACTTGCTACTTTATGACCAAGATTAATCAATCTTTGCTCTAATTCTTTGTCTCGGAAACCTGTGAAACATACATTCATTTGTTGATCAGCAGGAACAATTTTCACTAAACTCCTAAAATAAGCTATATTGATAGAATCAGGTTCAAGATCCCTAAACACCTCTATCCCATTGTTGAAAACTTTAGCGGTTTTCTCTGCCACTCCTTTTATACATAACAAATGTTCGATAGGTACTGGTTCAAGATCCTTAACACAATTCAAAGCTGTATCTGACATATTATCTAAGATCATTTGACATGTCTTTTCAGCCATCACCCCATTGAAAACATTGTTAGCCGTCAATAACTTCGCAAAACCAACACCTTTGGTTTTATAACCATCAAACTGAGAACTTAATTTCTCAGCTAAAGAGATGCCAATGCCTTCGATTTGTATCATTTCTTCTTTACTCAAAGAAAGGATAGATCGTTTCGTAGTATATCCTGCCTCATAAAACTTGGTGATCGTTGGTTCTCTGAATTCTTCAGTACCAAGCACTGAAAAGAAAAAGACAAGTTCTGCAATTTTAGAAGCATAACACGCTTCGTTTGTACAGATTAATTCTGTGAAAGTCTCGTCCCATTTCAATTGTTTACCACAAGCTGGACAAACCATCATATCATCACACATAATCTTAAAACTTTCACTATTGTATTTGATGGTTTTAAGGTGTTTAGGAATCACATCACCACTTCTTGCTATAGTTACCATAGCACCTTTACAGATGTTGTTATCACAAATATATTTAGCGTTGTGTCCAGTCGCACGACATACAGTAGCTCCACATAAATCAATAGGATCGACGATAATAACTGGCTTAGCTTTTTTATCCTTTGAAATTTTCCATTCTATATCGACGACTTTTGTATCAGCTCTTTCAGACCATTCTGGATTCTTATAAGCTACTGAATACCTAGGATTCATGTTAGGTAATCTACCTAATTCTTTCCTGACCTTAGCATCATTCAATTCAATGACCAAACCATCGCACTTATATTCTTGCGACATTTTCTCAAACATACGATCTAAAAGTTCTCGAACTTTCTCTTGAGGATTTAAAAAGTTAGCTCCCGCTAATAAACACCAATTTGCTACTTTTTTAAAGTGATGCTCTAAATAAACAAACTGATCACTTTTATCCATCGTTTCATCGTCGAGACCATATCTTATATAACTCACATTTCTCAAAAGAAGAGATGGTGTAGGAGAGTTGAATAAACCTGCGACACAATTTCGAGCTGATTTATAATCCCCTTTATTTCTTAAAAAGGATTCTTTAGAAAAAATAGCCTCACCAAATGTATAGCGAAAAGGCATCTTCTCTGAATCAACAATTTTTTCAACCATCAACTTTTTATGACCGTCACTTCGTTGACCTTCAACACCGTCACCACGAGTCCAAGCTGCACCAGTTTTCTCTTCACAACACAAAGAAATACCATCGTATTTAGGTGTGATGATAATTTCAGTTGTAGAAGTAATCTTCCAAGTATTTTTCATGAATTCGATCAATTCATCGATTTTTTTGAATTTTTCAAGACTATACATTGGAATAGGAAGTCTCTCCATTCGATCAGATGATTCAATCTCCTCAATGATCGCTTTTTTTAAGAGTTTATTTTGAGGATCTTTTGTTTTTAACTCTTCTACTAAAAGATCATACTCCTCATCGCTTATAAGAGGTTCTCCTCGTCTATAAGCATCATTATACTCCTTTATTAATTGTACTAGTGTCGCTGTTTTCATTTCTATTAAATTTTGATAGTTCAGCTCTTAGATTTTCAATCTTATCACATTTCGTAATCGAAGTTTCTTTATTTTTGCAAAGTTCTAAAAAGACTTTATAAGCCTCTGGAAACTGCTCTTCTAATTGTTTGGAAGTATTGATATACTCTAAAGCACATTGACATTTATTCTTCAAGGTTCTTCTCTCTTTTTGAAGAGAATCGATTTTCTTCAAGAACTTACTTGCGCTTGAAAAATATTTATCTTGATGCAAAACATCTTTTAAATCAAATATTCCTTCGATATAATCAATTGTAAGATTTACAATTGCATAATCTACTAGCTTAACACCAAAACCTCCGAAGAGACTAGAATCTCCAAGATAAAGAGATTTTTTAACTGAAAGAGCATGTGGATATAATATATGAAATTCCCAGACTTTTTGACCGATTTCTTGTTTTATAATTTCTGAGATAAAATCACCAAAAATTTTTAACTCCTCGCTTATTTCTTTCTGAATAGGCTTGAGAAGTCCTTTAACTATATCTTCTCTATCAGAGTTATTTAATCTTATACTTTTCATTTTCGAATTGTTTTTATAAGAATGATTAATGCTAATGATAATCCAAATAAGAAACCAGCTCCTAAAGAACAGAAAATCAATCTCAACTTATTAGGAGCTGCTTTTACTTGTTCTTGAAGTTCAGAATTCTGTTTATTGACCTTCGTTAATTCTTCAGTTAATACTTGGATCTTCAATTCTAAACTATCACAAGATGCAGTTACAAGTAACGTCCCATCTTCTTGTTTCTCAACCGAGACAGTTGCTTGTCCTTTTTTCTCTTCTTTCTTCTCACCTACATCTAACTTATCTGGAAGTACAACTAAAGGTACATATGATCCTGGTATTTTTATCAAACTATCTCCTGATGTTTTTTTCCAATACAAAGAATCATTTAAAGTTACAGTGAGATTAGTATTCTTGGTAGGAGTACTTCTACAACCTACCAAGATACACATAAACACAAATACTATGCAAAACAGTTTCTTCATTTTTCAATAGTGATTAGTTCACTTGCATATGGAAGTGACTCGATCCATTCACAAAATTCATGCCATACTGGCAATCTATGATTTTTTCTTTGAAAATAGATCCTACGAAGTGTTTGATAAGAAAACACTTGGATTCTTTTTTGAATCTTACCTTCTTCAAGATGATCTTTAAAATCCATCAACTCTTCATTCGAAAGACCTTTCGCATCAATATGCATTGTCGATTCAGAAGATAGACGTTCAGTCCCAACCCTATACGTATCAATTTCTTGCCACATCCAACGAGGTGCTTCAATTGCAGCATAAACTTGAAGACCTCGAATTGCTTTCGCATGCTCATCACCTCTCTTAATAAGAGTAGACATTAGGGTTAAATCCCTTGGATCTATGCAGAAGGAACTTTGAAATTTTATCTGCTCATCAACATCAGACATCTTCCAGCTTGCCTCGCTTCTCATTTCTTTGCCAAAAGGCAATCTTAATGCTGCTAAAACACTTGCAAATCCAGCGATTTCTAAAGTTGAAACTTTAAATCTAGTACTCATTTTCTTTGATTGATTTTAATTTGACATATTGATCGTGACTAAATGAAAAATCTTTCTTTGGTAAATTATTCCAACGAGCTTCTAGTGAAGCCTTGTTTACATCCAACCCTAAAGAAATTTGTAGATTCTCCACAATAAGAGTGATATCTCTTGCACCTATAACTTCATTTTCAAAAAAATCACGGGATTTAGGTTTGAACGAATCAAGTGTAAAAATTTTAATCTCTCCAAAGAAATCTACAACTAAAACTTGAGCCTTGAGCAAATTAACAAAACTCCAACTTTTCTCAATAATTTCCTGATTCATATCGTTTTATGTTTTTCTAAAGATACAAACATTTTATCTTCCAAAGAACTTATCTATCGCTTTTTTTCGATAAAACTCTTTCTTTTCTATAGCCCCATCTTTTTTATTATAAATATCAGCACGCTTTTTTAACATTGTTGTCTTTTGTTGAAGACTCATACCAGCAAACTCTCCGATCGCTATCTCAGGTACTTTTTTAGAAAGTGTCTCTGAAAAAGAATATTGTTTACCACAAGCTGGACATTTAGGAATATTTCCTGGAAATAATTTTCCTTCTTTAAAAACATAGGAGATTTTATGTGGAAGCACTGTTTCTCCATGTTTTTCACACGATTCATTATCACAATAATAAATTAATGCCATATTTATCCTCCTTTCTTTAAATCAAAAATTAACCTTTGACAATCGTTTAATTTAGCTTGTAACCAAATGAATTTATCTTTCTCTTCTTTTGAAAGATCATTGCAAGTCTTTATCGCGTATTGTAAGGAATCAACGCTACTTTTAATTTGATTATCGATCAAATTAATAACACTTTCCTTCTTCATGATTATAATCCTTTTCTTCGTCCATATTCAGCAATCAGTAACCCATCGAAATCCGCATGATAATCAGGATTTAATGTAGGAAATAGCCTACATCCAATATCATGAGATGCTTTCTTTAACTCTTCAGAACCTTTGATACCCTTAGGTAGAAGTTCCCTTTGCCATTCTTTAGAATCAATGAATTGATAAGGTAAATTCAACATTTCAAGTGTTATCAATGTCGCTTCTAATGCTCTTAAAGCAGATGTAGTCGCAACAAAACGTGTAGAATTAACCATTGGTCTTTCTACTAAAACAAATGGAACTATATCTTCTCCTTTCTGATAAAGTTCAAGTTTCTGTTTCAAAAGCACTCCATCGATCCTTGTAATATTTTTCTTAGCTTTTGTATAATCCTGTTGTTTAACAACAGGAGTCTTCCAAAAGCTAACCACTGATCTATCTTCAGCTATTATACCAATAGAACCAGTGACTCCATTATCTATTCCAATGTAATATCTCATACTATTTTACTTACACTATTTTCTTTTCGAATTCTTAATACCTTGCACTTCTCCAGATAAGATCCATCTAATACATGTGTAGTGACTAATACCGGGAATTTTAACATTGAATCCAAAGCCTCTACCATATCAAATAGACCTTCTTTAGAAAGACCTTCAGTTACTTCGTCAAACGATATAAATTCTAGACCACCATATGGATTTGTAGAGTTAATCATTTGTTGAAATGCTATAATCGTAGCAACTTCTACTTTTGCTCTTTCACCACCACTATAATACCAGAACGACTCAGCTTCATCTCGAATGACATAAGGAGTGATTTCATCCTTTCGATTACCTTTAGAATCTTGTTTAAAAGCCTCAACAATTAAACGAAGGTCACTGTTTTCTTTTTCTAGGATCTTATTCGCTCTATTTTGTATATTTTTGACTTGTTCTGCAGCAAGATACATCTTGAAATCCTTAAATCGATTGACCCATCGATCTTTTTCAATCACTTGTACAGAAAGCTCATCGACCTCCTTTTGTTTGGATTCTATTTGCTCCTGGAAAAGACTTATATCTTTATTCAAACTATCGATCAATGATTGATTGATTTCACTTTTTGTTTCACGAACTTCTTCGATCTTTTCTTTTAAAGAAGAAATCTTTTGATTTTCTTCTGAGATCTTTTGATTCAAACTATCAATTTCTAAGAGCTTACTCTTTTTAATCCTTTCTTTTTCAAAAACTGTGGTTTCTAATTCAGAGATCCTTTTTTTGATTTTCCTTGTTGAATCTAGTATAGAATTGATACTATCTTCTGCTTCACTTTTAAGACCAAAAAGTTCGGTTAATACTTCTTCGTATTCTATGAGCTCCTTATTCACTTCTTCTTCAGAATGAATACAATCTTTCTCTTCTTCTCCTAACTTCTTCTTCTTTTTCTCTTCTTCTTCTAAAGTCGTATCTTTTAACGTTAAGAACTTATGTTTACATTTTGGACAAGTTATAGTTCCAGACAAATTGATAAGGATCACTCTCAATTGTTTCCTAATCTCGCCTCTTTTCGCTTCAATTATCTCTTGTTTCTCTAACAAAATCTTTTGACCTTCATTTGTTTTAGCTAGTTCTTCTTTGATCAACTTCAAGTTTTCCTCCTCTTCTTCAATAGAAGGGATCTTTTCTAATTCTGAATTAGTTACAGAGATCATTTTTTTAGAACTCTTTATTTCTTTATCTAATTTAGAATTTTGTTCTTCAAGAAGATTCCTCTTTTTCTCCCAAAAATCAATGATATCATATTTTTCTTTTATTTCTTTCTCGATAGCACTAATCCTTATTTCTTTCTCTTTTTCAAAATCACGACTTGTCTCTTTGTCAATGTTCTGCATTTGAACTTCTAATTTACCCTGTAAAGAGTAAATATCGTTTTCCAATAAACGTTTTTCAGCGTTTAATTTTGTTATCTCTTTAGAAATAATATCTTTTACACCATCCAACTTATTAAAATTGATAAACCGTGAAATCAATGCTAAACGATCTGTATTAGATGCTTTAAAGAAAGATTTATAGTATTCCTTACAAATGATAAAATAGTTCCTCAAATCTTCGGCACTGATACCGATCCATTTTAAAATAAAATCATTCCCATCTTTAACAGTGGCATAAGATACATCCTTATCATTGATCTTAATGGTTAATTTACTACTGGATTTCAACGGAAGTACCCTATCGATATACAATGTTTCGTTTCTCATAGGACACCATATTTCAATATGAGTCCTAGCTTCTTTTTCTCCTCTTCGAATCAACTTTTTATCCGACGATCCTCTTAGACTACTTCCTATTAAAGAGTAATAAAAGATCTGTTGGATTGAAGATTTTCCCGATCCATTTGAACCTTGGTCTTCTTCTGTGAGATTTTCACCGACCAAAGTTACAACCCTATCCTCGAATTCATAATCGAAATCTTTGAACGATAGGAAGTTACTCGCTGTCATCCTTATTGGTTTCATGATATTTTTCTAAAGTTGTTTCTTTTAAATCTTCAAATAACTCTTTATCATTCTCAAGATATTCTCGAGTCTGAGCAAGTCCTTGTCCAATACGAAAATCACCATAATAATACCAAGCGCCTTTCTTTGAACAAACATTCAAATCAACAGCTAAGTTAAGAATCTCTTGAATCTTATCAAATCCAATGCCAAAACGTAGGGATAAGTCACACTTCTTGAAAGGTTTAGCAACCTTATTCTTTTTCACAGAGATACGAGTCTTATTAGCCGTTACTTCTTCTCCTTCTTTTTCACTTCCAATCCTAGACATTTCAACTCGCTGAGAGGCATAGAATTTAAGGGCTTTTCCTCCTGGTGTTGTAGTTGTTGCCCCACCAAATCCAAAGCCACCTCCAACTTTCTCTCGAATTTGATTAATGCAGAATAAAATACATCCATTTTTCTTACAAATGTTTTTCAAAACGTTTAATTGCGAAGACATTAATCGAGCCACCAACGCTACTTTTGCATCACCAGCTTCTCCTTGTAAGACCGCTTTAGGAACGAGGCCAGCCACAGAATCTAATACCACTAAACCAATCGCTGGTTCTTCACACATTTCTCGTACGATTTCCAACGCTTGCTCTGCATCATCTGGTTGACTTAGAATCCATTTATCCTCACTCATATCAACGCCAAGTGATTGAATATAATCAGGATCCATAGCTTGTTCTACGTCAACATAACCTACAGCTTTCCCAAGTTTCTGGACTTCTGCTGCAACATGAATCGCAGCAGTTGTCTTACCACAAGATTCTGCTCCATACACTTCTATGATCCTACCTATAGCCCATCCTCCTCCAAGTGCTTCGTCTAATAACACAGAACCAGAATGGATAAATTGGACTTTATCATTACCTCTTGAAACAGCTTCTTTACCAAAACGCTTTTCAATCTTTCCTACTACATCTTTTACTGACATAAAACTTGTTTTAAAATTGATAAACCTTCTTCGTATCTATAATCATTCTCATTGCAAAACTCTTTGAATTTCTCAATAATATCACTATCTGACAACTTTTCAACCTTCTCATTTACAGCGATATCAATAGAAAGTTCCACATCTTTGTGCTTCTTTTTGAAATCAATACCTAAATTGCTATATTCAGATTTATCAAAAGATTCAAGAGTTGAAGATTTACCCCACAATTCAATCCTTAGACGGGAATTTGGATTATCTTCTTTAATTTTCCTCAAAGTCGCTTTTAATTGTTTAGGCGGTATATTGTCTAAGTCTAATCGCTCTTTTTTGAAAACATTCCCATTCTTACTTTTTAAAAGCTCTACAGTGCAATCATCATATAACATCCAGAAACCCTTAGATTCATCTTCTCCAAAGTTATTTTGTTGTAACGATCCTAGATGAAAAATATTCGAACCTACCTGTTGATAATCATGATAATGACCAAGATACACCTTTTTAAAATCTTTAAAACTAGAAGGTTTTATATTATTTTCAACGACACTTCTATCATTATTTCGACTACCTGCAACAGCAAAATGTCCAAATAAAATATCGATATCTTCAATCTTTGGAAAATCCAAGATGTACTCGTTTAATATATCATCAGTAAAAAAAGGCAAAAAAAGGCATTTTAATTCATTTACCCATCTTATATCGAGATCGTTGATGAGATCAAACGAAGGATGGTACTTATAAGCATCAAGAAAAGAATCTGTTTTATTATAATCTGTTTTATCGTGATTTCCTACGATCGCAAGGATATTATGACCTCTTTTATCATACTTTTCAATAATAGATGTTAAACCATTTAAAACATCCATTTTTTGACTAATACGATTGTCAAAAATATCTCCTAACCAGATATGAGTCTTTATTCCTGCATTGTTAGCGATTTCAATCGCTTCTTCGCATAATTTTGTGACAGAATCAAGAGTTTCAGGTTTAATGTGAAAATCTGTATAAACAAGCGCTATTGGATTCTTCATACGAACTTAATTAAAAGGGGACCTAAGTCCCCTTGTTTTTACTTCTTTGTTAATTTGTTTCTCAAAGCAGAAAGTCTATCGCGAGTACTTGCTAGACTTGAAGAACTAGCCGTTTTACTTTCATCAATAGGATCTTCAGCCTCACCCTCTTCAGCTCCGGTCTCATCTTCTTCAGATGGATCTTCGGTTTCGTCACCAAAAGGAACTGCGTTTGGATCTTCTTTATATAAATCAAACGGTAACAATTTACCAGCTTGCGCTAAGTCATACCAATCACGGAGTTCTACGATTGAAAGATCTGGTAAAGTCTCTGTGCCTTCATATTCTCTTTCAATATATTCTTCCAAAAAGGCCTTTAATTTGATCAAAGGAGGATATTTTTTCACTTCACTGACTTTTGCAGCGGCTGCTGGACGTTGAACTGCTGGTTCTACTTTTTTAGTGGTTGACTTATTGACTGGTTTAGAAGTCGCTGGACGTCTTTTAGGGGTCTCATCTTCTTCATCTGGATCTTCGGTTTCGTCTTCTGGTAACATACTTGCCATCTCATCGAGTTCATTTAAGAAAGCATCATCTGCAAAGATATCGTAACCGATTTCCTCATCGAATCTCTTCAAACCATCAAGAGCCATTTTGAAATCTTTTACACCATAAGAATCAATATATATATCACTTAATGGTGTAAGTTCACTTAACTCTTCCAAAATTTCGTCTGAAATTGCATTTTCTTCGAAGAATTCTTCCCAAGACTGACTTTTTTTAGGAGTCACCGCTGACAAAGTATAAGTTTTCTTCTTTCCTTTAGAGTCTTTGCCAACAACGATTCTCAATGGATAACCATCATCAACACCTGAAAATACATCCAATGAAAGTGTATCGTCCTCTGATTGTTCAATAGAAATCTCTTTCATTCTTTTCAACCAAGCTGGACGAAGTTGCAACTTGCGAATTTCATTTGAATCACTTGGGACAACATATGCTACATAAGCGAGCATTGGAGCGATTCCAAAAACCCATGATCCTTTTACATATCCACCATTGATCGGGAAAAGATATTTCTCTCTTTCTTTTGCATCTTGGATTTCCTCCTCAGCTTTCTTTTGGACATAAGAAATATAAGTTACAATAGGATCCTTACCTTTCAAAAGATTTGGACCATGAACATCAGCACAAAAAACATTTGATTCTTTAATTTCAGTTCCAACCTTTTTACCGTTTTCATCATAATTGATTTTTTCAACTTTCAATTTTGATGTTTTTAAAGGTGCATAGCAGATACCTTTTACAGAAGGTAAAATCCTGAAAATATTCTCACCTTCCACTGGTGAGATAAATTGGGTATAACCACCTTGTGAACCCATAGTGGCATTGACTTTCTTTTCAACTACTGTAATCTCTTCAATACTTGTCTTTTTGAATTTACTTCTGTCAAATTGCATAATTCTTGTTTTTAAAAGTTATTTTTATTTTTTGAAACATCTCTTCTTGAATCGTCTTAAATTCTTCTACATAATCCTTCAAATTCAAAAACTCTTCTTCGTTTAATTTATACTTTTCATTAAGTTCAAAATCAGGAGCTTTTTTCAAAACTTGTCCTAAATCAAGACCTGATGCCTTGAACCATTCAACCAACTCTTCCTTACCTTTTCTGATTCCTTTGGAAACTGTATAAAGATCCCAAAGGAATGGAGCTGCTGAACATTGTTCAATAAACACATTATCCGATAAATATATCCTCATTATTTCAATTTTTTGATGGTAAATGTATTAATCGTTCCTTCGACTAAATCATTGTAGAACTCCTCTGGAGTCACTTTAGGAACTAAGTTGTTTAATTTTCGATCTTTTGATTGAATCGACCAGTACAAAGACTCTATGAAATCAAGATTTTTCTTATGTTCTATAAGATTCTTCTTCATCTGTTGAAAACCTTCGTCCAATAGGATTAATTCAGATAGAGTTCCTTCAGTGAATTTTATTGTACCGTCTTCTAACTTCAACTTACCTCCTTCAAGAGCTGCCCTTTTTCTCAATCTCTTTTTCAGATTCGCTTCGTAAATATCACACTCTAATTTTTTTGAAGAATAAATAGACTCAGCTTCAGCACGAAGTCCACCTATTTTGTTCAATAAAACTGAACACGTAGCAATCTCTCCATATACATTTGAATGATCTATAGATGTCACTTGATCCATATCAAGTTCATCTATACAATCCTTCGAAAGAAGGACGATCATTTTATCCCCTAAATTAATCGCTTGTTTCATCTCTTTATTTTTAACTAAAGATACAAAGATTTTATCTATTAGACAATGTTTAATTGTATGATTTCACTACAATCCATGATAGTAATTGTGTTCTTCTTTTTCCAGGAATCAAACCTCACACAACCGTTTAAAACCAACAAAGTTTTTTTAGAATTGAGGAGAATGTCCCTTCTTTCTTTCCAGTAATCTGGGAAAAACACCACTTCTATGAAATCATAGTTATTTTCTAGGGTTATCTTAGCATATTGACCTTTTTTCGAAGACATTTCATCGATATTCAAAACATAACCACCTACCATAACATGATTCGTGTAATGATCAACGATATCTTCATCTTGTACCTGTTTACCATCAACAAAATACGGCGTTCCCAATCCTCCATCTGTCACAATAGGAGAAAGATACTTGTTAACTAAGTATTTATAATCAAAGAAACAGAACCCTGATTTTCGTTTTTGTTGCAATAACCACCACCACTCTTGATCTTTTTTCCCTTTATCTCTAGCAATACTATACTCATCCTTCTTCTCGTCTATCTTGATATTTTTCTTTTCTCGATAATTAAGAAGAAGTCTTTCTCGATCAGTTACCTTTTTAATTCCTTCAATAGAATCAAATGCACCACTGTAAATCAGATTTTCAACCACAGATTTGTTAATTGAAGAACCTTTTTTATTAAATCTGTCAATAAATTCATCAAAAGAAAAATACTCACCATTTTTAGTTCTTTCTTCCATCAATTCTTGTTGAGCTACGTCGCCAAGTTGAGAAACCGAATTGAAAGCCCAGTAAATACTATTACTTTTTACATCAGAAACGATATTAGCTCCTGATTGATTTATATCTACAGATTTGATCTGTATATTACCACTTCTCCTGATTTCATTTATATAGTAAGGATAGTCTTCTGCTTTAGCACGACTAAAAGTTACTGACCAGAATTCGATCGGATAATGTACTTTCAACCATAGAGAATTGTATCCATTAATTGAATAAGATACAGAATGTGATTTGTTAAATAGATAGGAGGAGGCTTTTACAATTTCTTCCCAGAAATCTTTAGCATATTCTTCTGTCACTTCATATCTATCGCAGTAACCCTTTATAAATTGACCTTCTAGAGATTTGATAACATCAATCTTCTTCTTACCCATCGCTTTACGAGCTGTATCGCATGTAACAAGATCCATGCCTGCTAATTCATGCATAAGAGCCATAACTTGTTCTTGATACACAAACAATCCATAGGTGCTATTTAATATCTTCTCAGTACCCACATGATAAGTACACTCTCTTTCTCCTGCCTTCCTTAACAAATATTCTTCATGATAACCATTTTCCATGACACCTGGACGATATAACGCTGCACAGTCACTCAACTCATCGACACTTGTTGGTTGCATCTTTACACAATAAGAAGATAAACCTTTAGCTCCAAAGTGGAAAACATCCCCTAAGAATCCTTTTTGGGAAAAATCAAAGACCTTTGGATCGTCCTTTGGAATCTTATACAAATCGATCCTTTTACCATAATGTTCTTCAATTAGATTTAAAATATCCGTAAACTTATCAAGTTGCTCAATTCCTAGAATGTCCTCTTTTAAGAAACCTGCTTCATCTAATTCAAGACCTTCCCACTCACTTACAATCAATCCTTTTTGACTTCTTACCGGACACCATTCATACAAGGTCTTTTCATCAGGAAATATCATCATAGCACAAGCATGTATCGAAGAAGTCTTTGGTTGACCAAGTGATAACATCAAACAATTAAACATTTCTGCATGATCGTTTAGAAATTTCTTGACTTCTTCATATTTACAAGCTGTCTTAAAAAAATCTTCAATAGTCTTAACTTTTTCTGTCTCTAAGATCTTGCAAATCCTACGGACCAATGGAATTGGAATTTTCTCTAGTCTTGCGAAATCTTGTATCGCTGCTTTTAATTGTAGGGTACCATAAGTACCTACAGAACAAACTTGATCAACACCAAAACGTTGTTCCATATACTCTTTTACACGAGGCCTAGCTTCACCTGGAAAGTCTGTATCAATATCTGGAAGAGATACTTTGATACGACCTTTATTTAAAAAACGTTCAAACAATAAGCCATATCTCATGGGATCAACCTTAGTGATACCGAGTAAGTAAGTAACCAGACTTCCAGCCGCAGATCCACGACCAGCACCTAACAAGATATTATTGTCACGACACCAATTAACAATGTCTCTTAATACCAAGAAATAATCTTCTACTTCACCATATTCTATAACATCAATTTCTCGATCTATCCTCTCACCGATAACATCCTCGCCATATTTATCAAGCAAATCGATATGTTCTTCTAAACCTTTGAAAACAAGTTCTTCGAACATTTCTTTGTTAGAAGAGTAAAGTTTTCTTTCTTCTTCTGTCATGATATATCTAGGAAGGTGTCTTTGGTTGGTTTCAAAGGTGTAATTGCATTCCGCACAAATATCAACAAGATTCTCAACCGCATCCATGAAACTATCTAGAAACCTTTCAAAATCGTTTTCATTAAACAGCGATTGTAACTCAAAAAAATATTCTTCACCGTTTTTAAAATACTGATTCTTACTCTCGTAATTCATGACACCAGCAATCTTGTTTAAACGGTTTCTTACTATGTAACCTTCTTTCTCTACATAGTAAGCATCACACATCGCTACTGGTTTAATCTTTGAATCGAAAAATTTTTTCAAGTTTTCAAGGTACCAACGATCTCTATCTTCTTTCTCATAGATAACAGTATCTAATTGATAATAAAATTGATGGGCGAACATGGTTCTCCAACCAACTGGTATATCTTCAAATCGAATAGTTTTAGGATCAAGAATACAAAATAAACCATTTCGATTTTCTATGAAATTCTCGATACTTGTGAAACCATTCCCATCTACATTAAGAAATTTATTGATTTTCAATAAATTCAACCAACCTTGCTCATTTTTTACAAAGGCTTTCACTGAAAACAATAAATCTTTCTTTTCGTCTTTTATAGGAATCTCCATACCAAAAATTGGCTCTATCCCTTCTTTTTTACATGCTGATTGAAATTTAAATGCACCTGCTAGGCTTCCCTTTTCACACACACCTAATTTCTGAATACCTAGAAATTTAGCTTTATCAACCCAATCTTTGTAAGATCCACAACTATTCAACATTTCAAATGGACCATGAACACCTAGAAAACAAGGTAAGAGAAGATCTTCTTCTTGTAGATTAACCTTACCCAGATATTTCACTCTATTGAGTTTGATATTCTTCTCTTCGCCTCTATTAAACCAATACCAACAACCGCCAAATTTAAAAATATAGCGATCGTATTCAGTCTTATCATTTACCCAAGTAAATGCTTCATCAAAAAAAACGGGATTCTCGTCATCATTCCACTGTAGTGGTTCAAACAATTCGTAAGATTTTCCATCTATAGAAAATAAATAACGATCTTGTTCTGTTTTCCGACTAGAAAATTGAATAAAATTCTCTAAAAGGTAAGCCTGTAATTCTTCATATAATTCTTTCATACGATTAAAAATTAAAAGGGTCCCAAGTCCATTTTTGGACAACAGGACCCTTTTCTATTTTATATTAGAATCTTATTTTATTCAGTGACTTCTTTCTGTTCCACATCAAAGTACTTTGAGATAACTTTGTCAACAACAGAAAAATAAGTACCAACTTTTTTCGCTACTTGATAACAAGACTCGTTGCTTGTCAACAATTCATCATAAGCCTTATTAGATTTATCACCGAGCTTCTCCGGTTTTTCACCTTTAGGCTTGTAAGTAAAAATCATTTTTACACGAGGCTGTTTCTCTTTCTTCTGAGCTTTTTTAGCTTCACGTTCAGCCTTTTTCTTAGCCTTTTCTTCTTCTTTTGCTTTCTTAGCGGCTTCTTTTTCAGCACGCTTTTCTGCAGCTAACTCTTTTTTAGTCTTCTTCTTTTCACCTGTTGGTTTCAGATCTGCTGCTTCTTCTGCACTAATCTCTTCGACTTCACCAGCTTCCTCTTTTTCAGCGACAATAGCCTTTTCTTCTTCTTTTACTTCTTCAGCAGCTACTTCGACAACAGTGCTTTCTCCTTCTTTCTTTTCAGATTCCATCTTGTCGATCATTTCCGCTAACTCTTGTTTGGAATATTTTCCATAATCTTGGATTCCTAAACTCTCAGCTTTTCTACGTAATTCTAATAAAGATGCCATTTTCTTTTAATTTTTAATCGTTTAAAAACTCATTTATTTTAATTTGAATCTCTTCTTCAGTCTTATTTTCAATATACTTCTTATAAACTCGACGAACGTTTGTATAAGAGTAACCTCCTATTTTTGCGATTTTATATAGAGTCCATTTTTTATGATCTCTATGTTTCAGAATCGTCTTAAAAATCTCCATAGATGCTACACCAGCTTTTGGAGCTGTACGCGCTTCTCTTGATTTTTTCTTTTTCTTGAAACAAGAAAATTTAACGATTATAACTGGCAAATATAGCTTCTTTCTCTCTTCTTCTTCGACCAAGACTAGAAGTTCTTGTTTAGAATACTTCTTATAATTCTTGATTTTTAAAGCACTTGCCTTCCTTCTCAATTCGTCTAATTTAATTATTGCTTCCATATCCTTTTAATTTTGCTCTTTTATTATGCTGTAAAGATACAATGTTTGTATCTAGCGAGCAACAAAATCAAAGAAGAAAACAATAAAAATCTACTAATTTAAGACTTTTTAAGTTTACAATCTTTCATAAGGATTTTCTTAATGAACTTAACTCTGTCAGTAACAGAGCAATTAGGAATGATTGTGTAATTAACGAGACTATGATAGAGAATGTTTTGTATTTCAAGATCCCAACGTTTTCTACGTTCTTCATCAAAGAGTCTTTCTCCGTCATCGACGGAATCCCAATAAATTGGAAAATAAAATATCTTACCTATTCTATCAATATTTTGAGCCAATATCCTTCTCTCACGATTTAACTCAATCTTTACATCAATGTTTTGATCAAGAGTTCTTGTCATTGTAAAGACATCTATAATAGATCGATCAGATAAACACTTTGATATATCTAAGATTTTCACGTATTCGTCGAAAATTAAAGATTGATTTTTAATCGATTGAAAATTTCGATCGACACTTATCTTATCTTCCCGTATCAATTTACGTGAAATAGATTCTTGAATACTCCATCCTTCGAAAATAAGGTCTTGTTTGAGTACATCAAACACACTTGTTTTCCCTACACAACAAGACCCTAGAAGAGTTACTTTATCTATTGTCTCCAGAACCATGGATAACATTTCTTTGTTTACGAGAAGCTAACTTCTCAATATTCTCGTTAGCTATTTCTTCAATAGAAGAATTAAAAGCATCCTCATCTTTTGCAAGGCTAAATAACATCTTAACGATACTTGTCCACGATTTTTCAACAATCTCTTTTCTCTTTTCAGGGAAAACATTCTTTTGACCTGAAACCCAATCGTCACGCATGAATTTCTTTACTTGTTCTGCGATCTTACCTGATTCTACTACTAATGCAAATGGATCTATTTTCAATCCTTCTTCTGCTACTGGCCATTTCTCTATAGTAGAGAGATCAAGTTCTCTTCTCATCATTGCAAGATACCACAACATATCTCCAATCTCTTTACGACCAAGTTCACCTAACTCTTCTTGAGAGATCTTTTCGTATAACTCACCAAGTTCACCACATAGACCTAGGGTAACATAACCAATAGCAACCTCATCACTGTACAATTTTGTATCGTTGCATTTCTCTTCGTACTCTTTGTATTCCATAACTTATTTTAAATTAAACTTTGCGTTTTGAACCATCTTGTAAAATTCATCTCGAGAACCAATCTCATTGGTTTTGAAATAACCAGACATAAATGCTGTGCATGTCGTAGAATCATCTTCTGCTCCACGTAACTTAACACACATATGTTCTGCTTCAATATAAACCGCAACACCTTGAGTCCCTCCTAAAGTATCTTCAAGATAGTCGTGGATCTGCTTACATAGATTCTCTTGAAGTTGTGGTCTCTTAGCGAACCAGTGTACGATACGATTCAACTTTGACAGACCTACAATATTACCGTTCTTTTTGGGTATATACGCAATATATGCTTTGCCAATGAACGGTTCAAAGTGATGAGAACAAAGACTGTGAACTTTGATATTACCTTCAAACACAATACCATCGTATTGTAAATTATTAGGAAATACAGTAACCTTTGGTGGTTCTGAGTAAGCACCTGATGTCACTTCGTTTACATACATCTTTGCCACACGATAAGGAGTCTTCTTCATATTAGGATCATTTTCCCAATCGTAACCCAAAGCTCTCAAAAAATTACCAAAAGCAAATTCGGCATTTTCTAACATTTGTTTTCTTTGACTCTCATTCAAAACTTTATTTTCTCCTGCTTTCATATTTTTTACGCTTCTCTTTTATTACCGTATGCTAATATCTGTAGACGGTCTGAATAGTTAAAACCACGTTTTAAACATTCTTCCATCAACCAAACTCTTTTCTCAGAAATCTGTTCAGGTGTTACACCTTCTGGCATTAGATAGACTTCTGATCGAATAAACATAGCAAGTTCATCTTCGTCTTGATTACATAGTTCATCTTGAATCTTTAAAAGTTGTCCTTCTATCTCCTCTAAATCCTTTTCAGATCCAACAACATATTTTAATTGAAAATCTCTAGCACAAATAATCCAATCCACAATATTAGGGATGTTCTCTCTTTCTTTGATATGCTTCTTTTCAATTTCTTTAGAATATTTCATTCCAAATCTTTCCATTTTCTCTTGAGTTGGAATACTTGATTCTAACTTAGGAGAGATAGAAGCTAAATCAATAGATTTCATCACCGAAGGAGGTACTTTAATTGATCCATTTGTTTCAATAGTGATTGAAATAGGATAATCGAAATCATCACCACCACTTGCAAATTCTTCTACAAGGTCTAAATGAAGACAAGGCTCACCACCTGTAATCATCATGTGATTTATACCTAAATTATCTTCGCAGAACTTTTGTACATCTTGTAATGTATACTTTCCTTTTTCAGGATTAAAACTAGAATAAGGTGTGTCACAATAAGAATCTTTGAAAGCACAACGAAGATTACAACCACTTAAACGTACCAAAATATGTGGTACACCAGCTAATTTACCTTCTCCTTGTAAACAAGAGTGTAAATCGATAATCGGAAGAATTTTATTTTTGTCCATTTTTAACTTGAAGTTTTACAGAAGGGTTTTTAAAGAAAAAAGAATCTGACTCATATTTATTATTAAATACGAATGAATAAAGATCGTTATCCCAATCAGACCAAACACCTTTTGAAACAGAAAAATTCAAAAGATTTGCAATCTCAGAGTTATTAACTAAATCTTCTTCGAAACAAGTAGCAGATCCTGTAGTCGTCTCGTGATACTTAACAGAATAAACTTTAATTCTCGATTCTCCATTTTTAAATTCCGTGTGATCTATAATCTCTTGAATCCAATAGAAGAAAAACATAGATAGACATTCTGCACTAGGATTGACTCCTAACTCAATCCAACGAGCGTTTTCACTTTTAATAAAATCACGATAATCTTTTTTATCCTTATTCCAAAGAACGTGACAATGATCAAAAGAATCGATGAATTGTTTAATACTACCTTTCATCAGACCGAAATCCATCAACATACCACCATTATCCAATTTATCGGCTGTAATTGACACTTCGAGTTTGAAACTATGTCCGTGTATCGAATGACTACATCTAATAGATGTACAATTTCGAACTATGTGAGACATCTCACCTGTGAAAATTTTTGTAACAATCATAAAGTATCTCTTTTTAAATATATCTAAAGATACTACTTATCTACCATTTCTTTAGCGAAGATGGCCACTAGTTTTAAGTTAGTTACGTACACATATGGTAGTGTTATGTCTTCCCCTTTAACGTTTAAAATGATTGAATCCTCATCTGGTATATTTGTCTTTACTTTGTAAACCTCTTTCTTATAAGAGACCATATTCCCAGTATGAAATAGATAGAATTTATCCCAATAAGATATTGAAATATTTTTTTCTTGATTTGTTCCGTATTGAAAGTTCGGCATCCCATATTCTTGGGAAAAACATTGTACAAAAAATTGATGGAAGGCTTTTTTTGAATCAAAGATTGAGATCATATGAAACTTTTTTGCCAAGTTTATGATCTTTTCTTTTTTCTTTTCAGCGATATCTCGATTCATTTTAATGAATTCAGGACGCTCATAAATTAATTCTCGTGTTTTAAACGAAAAATACTCTAATTGAAGGACTTGTAAAAATTCTGTTATGCTTAAATCTCTACTTTTCATAATAACAAATTTGGAGTTGTAAATCTACAAAATAAAACTACAACTCCAAATTTTTACACTTTCAATTTGCAAATTTTCTAAATTCCTTAACAGCTTCTAAATAATCAACCTTTTCGCTCCAAGTCCAATTTCCATAAATATCATTCATCAATCTCTTTATCATTCTTACTACCGCTGCTTTAGCGTAGTTAATCTTCTTATTCATTTCTAAGAATTGCTCCAACACTTCGTAATTATAATGACCTTCTTCATCAAATAATTTCTCATCCAATTCATTCCTTATATCTTTTAAAGAAGAAACTTCATTCATCTTTTCGAATATTGCTGTTCTTTTATCTTCTCTTGTCTTCATTTTATTAGCTCTTTTGATTATGACCTAAAGGTCCGACCTTTATTTCAATGGAGCAACAGATCCTACAAAAATTTTTTCAATACTCTAAAATTAATAGGATCGATCAAATTATCAAGAGCATCTAACAATTCTTCACAAGTTGCATTTCCTGGGTCTTTGCTAGTATCTTTCAACAACGCTATCTTTGTCTCAAAAGATTTCTGTAAATTTAATGCAGAACTTTTTATCTGATCAGGTTTATCTGGATCGTACATCAATATGACTCGCTCAATCTTCTTCTTTTGTAAAAAAGAAATTTGCTCCTTACTTATACTATTACCAAATGTAAATACACATCTGATGCTTTCGTCTTCTCTAAGATTCAACTTAGAATCAAGACCAATATAATCAAAGAGACCCTCTACTATTATAACAACTTGTGTTTTCTCTGAAATATCATCGTAACCTCCTAATATCTTGGTAAAATCAGTCTTACTATTCTCATATCTTAATTTTGGTTTTATCCCCTTTTCTTTCGCTTTTTTCAAATTCATCTCATGCCATTCTTTAGAATGGCGACTACGAGCTAACCAAGCGATTGTCTTACCATTCATCTTCATCTTGAAAATGATATAATTCTTTAATTCTCTTTCTAAAGGGGATTCGGTAAATGATGGTTCAAATTCATCATAATGAAACTGTTTAAAACCTCTAGAATTTAGATATTCATCATCTACCAATCTTTGTAACTTAAATGGTAATGAAACAGCTTTAAACACTATATCATCCTCTTTTTCATCTTCCTTTTCAGGAACTAATTCGACTAGGGAGGATTTAATACTATTTTCATAGTGATTTCTTATTAAATCTAATCTATCAATCTGTTTTAAAAATTCAAAAGCACTTGACTTTTTACCACATTTAAAACAATGGAATATAAAAGAAGTGTTGTTATCGCTAAATACGATTCCCCACTTCTTTTCACCTTTACAAAAAGGACATGCGTTATTCTTGTCCTGAAAAAACCCTCTAGCTCCAAATGGAGTTAGATTTAATTCAGAAATAATCTCATTCCTATCGATCCTAATCATATCACAGTGACTTCTTGAGTTTCTTTCTTCTTACCCTTACGTAATTTATCCTTTCTCTCAGGTTTATCGGCAGTCGTTGATATAACTTCGGAACTATCGTTGTATAAAGCCATAGTACGCTTACGATTATAGAACCTACCACGACCATAATCAGTAGCGATAGAAAAGATTTCTTGACTACTCTTGTAATCACGAAGTTTGTCAACAAAGATTCTACATTTCTCATCTTTCTTCTCTTGCATTGTAATATTTCCAGTAAATACAAATGAATAAGGCTTCACAAGAGTTCTATCACCTTCAGTATTAGAACGATCTATATGTTTCATTTCATTATTCCAGACATCCATAGGTACATCACCTGTTTGTGTAGCTGTTATACCAACCATTTTAAATTCGACACAAATATCTTTAAATAATTGTGAACATTTCTGTAATCTAAACTTAGTAAATTCTGGATCATTGTCTATCTTCTTGTTTACACCAGTCATTAGAAGATCTAACGAATCGACGATCAATAGTTGTGGAAAATGACCATATACTTTTTGGTATTCAATGCATAGATTTCGAATATCAACCATTGATGCTTGACCGAATTTCTCAAATCCATAGATGTCAATATCTTGACCAAAAGATTTCATGTCTCTTAAAGTTTTCATGATCTGTTTTTCATCTTCTTGTTTTAAAAGACCTTTTTTGATATCTATGTAACTTTGATTTGTCCACATTTGATCGTATTTGTCTGTACAAGCATCAACACCACCTTCTAATTGTATGTGTAGCACTGAAATGCTTTCAAGTGCTGCTGCGTATCCATGCCATTTTAATACGGTTGATTTTCCAACACCAGATCTCATAATCCACAATACCGTATCTCCTGGATCTGCGCCACCATAACTAATATCATCAAGACGATCAATTCCCAAAGAAACTTTGTTTTGGACTTTAGCGATCTTATTTTCATCATATCTCTTCTTCATCCTTTCTTGAAATCCTTCGAATACTCGAATAAATTTCCCACCAGTCTTTCGAAGTGATATTTCTAATATTCTTTTACTTTCTTCTGCATTGACTTTAATCGCTTCATCTCTTTTACCTTCTTCGTATAAATCATGAACCTTTTTACTAAGAAGTTCAAATTCAGTCTCACGAATAAAAGATTCTAGTTGATCAATGATTAATTCTTTGTCAACTAAACGAGCTTTCTTAATCTCTTTGATTGATTCTTGAACAGAATCATTATCAGCGTATTTCTGAGCAATAACTCCTAAAGAAGGTGTTATCTCCTTTCCAATGAATTGTTCGACTGCTTCTTTCAATAGAAACTTATAACCAACCCACTCTTTAGGGATCAATTGGTAAGTCATATGACCTGAAACCATTCTCATGATATTTCCATCAATGAACATCAATTTGAATAGCTCTGCCATAAAATTTTCATTCAACTTTCTCATATCGTGTTTATTTGAACCGTTATATGACTATCTTCACGAAGACTATTAATCGCTATAAATGAACTCATACAAATATCATCATGAGAACCAACAGCTTCTAATTTACCTCTATCACTTCTAAAAGTGATAGAAGAAAATTCGCCAAAAATTATTTTCACCATTTCTCTTGTCGGTCCTACTGCATATGGTATTTTTATTTGACCTCTTTCAAACATTGCCGAAAGACTTGGTAAACCGGTGTGAAGATCCTTCTTATTACCTTCTGTTGTCGTAAAAGTCTCAATGTTTTTCAAACCTCTTTCCCTTGCTAGTCCACTTAAAATACTTTGAAAACCATTAGCTTCACATACAATTTTATTGGGTTTGAATAAAGTGTTAAATAATACAATTTTATCAACTTGCTCATTGTGACTCATTCCTTTCTGTCTATGGATCGCTATTAAATAATAATTATCCATAAAATCGATCCCCCATACTGTGTAAACTGTATAGTCTGCACCGATATTACCAGAAACTGCAAAATCACAACCAACAACAACCCTTTGTAATTTAAATGGAAAGTAATCGATAGTATCTGCAAAAGAAATATTTTCCATCCCAACTGTCGATCTCATTAAAAACTCATAAGGGAAAATAGTACTACTATCTGCAATAGGAACTACTAAGTATTCACGACTGAATACCATTGTACCTAACTCATCTTTTTTCTGAATAATATCATCAAAAGTATATCTATCTGGAGCAAGAGGACGTCCATCTGGAAATATTATCGGATACTCAAAGACTGCAAAACGTTTATCAGCTTTAATAATATTATAAAGTTCATTAGGAGCAGTTGAATATGGTGTACCTGATACAATCAAATATCCATAGGGTTCAACAATAGGAGTAATAGTTCCTCGAAAAGTTTCTTTCAATTTTTCTCTTTGTTCATCACTATAAATAGAGCTTTCATCAGGTACATCGTCGATAAGAGCTGATCCAACGTGAAGACCACGAATAAATCCATCTTTACCACGAACGTGAAGGATCGATCCAGTCTCCGTTTCAATCATTGTTTCTCCTAATTTCGCTTTCTTATTAGAATTTAATTTATTGCTTAAAATAGGATTTGTTTCGATCTCTTCAATGATTTTACCTACGTGGATCTTAGCAAGAGTCATTGTATTAGTAATGAGAGCTGTCTCTTTTCTATTCTTATTATCGATCGTATCTCCAGCATAAAACAATGGCTTTGTATAACTATATAATCTCCACAATGGGAATGCATAACACCATTCATAACTTTTTCCCGAACCACGACTACAAAGATAACTAGACCAAGGAAATAATTGAGTTAAATTCCCCCATTCTAAATTCCTCCATCCCATCATAAAATTAGATAAGACAGTCGCACAAAAATAATTGAATGACAATATTCTCAATCTCTCATCCATAGCTGCAGCTAGATTGTCAATGTACGAAAGATTTTCAGTATCTAACGATCTACCGAAATTCATTGCCATATCAGTTTGATTAACAATCTCTGTTAGAAGTTTATCTATGTCTTCAGAATAACCTTCTAACAATTGATTGATCGAATGTGCAGGCAATCTTTCAATTATATCGTTTGCCGCAGAATATAACCTCCTATTCTGCAAGAGTGTAAATTTACTAGCTGGTTTATCTTGTTCAGTCCAATCTTGCTGTTTAACTATCATAGTTGAAACTTTTCTCTAAATCTAGTGAATCCTGTTTCTTGTGAGGTACTACTTGTAATAGATGAAGAAACATTTATCCCTCTCAATAATTTTATATATTCGATCCCTAACAAAGCATTTGCTTTTGTATCGTCTAAAGCTCTGTGAGCGTTAACAAGATCAATATTAAACAATTCACAACAAGTATGTAACTTATAATCTTGTTGCTCTAATGCTGCCATGTGAGCAATTTGCATTGTATCAAGATAATATTTAACATAATTATCAATGCTATCTCCCATATATTCAAAGAAATTTTTCAAAAAAGGAGTATCAAATCCAACAGCATTGTGCCCTGCAATTGTACACATTTGTCGAGGATTCTTATATTTTTTGAAAAGATCCAACCATTTTTTGTAAATTTCTTTCAAAGGAACTCCTTTTGATTCTTGAATTTCTTTAGTAATACCGTGTACAGCTAATGCTTCTGCTGATACAGGAAGAAGATCTTCTTTGTAATCTGATTCAAAAATCATAGAACATTCTTCGCAAATTTCTAACTTTTCCATATCAACAACTACCATAGCTGTTTCAACCAATGGAACTTCGTAAAAAGCTCTAGCATTTTTATTGGGGAGACCTCCAGTTTCAAAATCAAAAAAAATGATATATTTACTACTTGTCTTCATTATTTTGGATATTATAAAGTTTTACACTACAATTTTGCTGTTCTACTTCAACAATTTTGTTACCACCTAAATATTCTGGTAATTTACCTCGATTGATGTAACCTAATACATCTCTAGGATTAAATCTTTCATTTGAATCTTTCTTTGAGAAATTATCATTCAAAAATTTTGTTATGCCTGTTAAATTTGCATTTTTTAATAAATACTTCATACTTTCATTATCATCTGAATCTTATCGAAATCTCTATCTCTTGAATCTACGTCACCATAGATGATCCTTAAATTTTTAATAGGATTGTCTTTGAGATTAACTTCTTCTGGCATCTCATTAATATTAAGGACTGCAGCTCCATTACTATCCCAATCTTTACTATAAGTCAACACATAATACTTTGGAAGAGTAATTACCCTATCACCACTTCCAAGTGTGATAAATTTACTTTTTGACTGTTCAAGATTTCTTTTGAAAAGATATCTTTTCAAACATTCGTATCGAAATTCTTTAAAACTTTCTTCATCTTCTACTTCAATCAATGTCTTTAATTTAGAAGATATAAGACCTGCTGAAGGATTATCTTCAATGATTTTAAGACATAAATCAAGAGCTTTTATCAAAACCAATCTATGTAACATAATCACTCCCTTTCGTTAAAATCTTCAAACTTATGACAAGCTGAACAAAGAAGTCTAATATTATTTTTATCCATCTTCAATTCAGGATGAGCTCCACGAGACTTTATATGTGAGAAGAAAATAGGCTTTGGATCGTTTCCAAGGTCTTTTCCGCATTTGGTACATTTATGAGGTCTCTCATTCCATATTTCTTGAAATAAAGATTGGAGATCCCCTCTTCGCTCTCGTGTTACTTCTTTATCACAATCTTTACACAACCACTTAATCCTATTATAAATCAAATGATTTGTACCACATTTTACACATGGACGAACTTCTTCTTTAACCTTCTTTCTCCACATATTTATGATATTCTCTCATTGCTGATAATATACCTTGATACACTTCTTCATCAAATAGAACGTTGTCTATCCGATCTTTGTTATAGTTCAATGATTTTGAAATTTCGTTCCACAAAATCATCTCTTCTTCAGTTTCGTACCTTTTCTTTTCCATAATCATTCTGTTTTACATACATAAAAATATCTACAACTCTTACATTTCATCTCATTAAAAAGACCACCAAACGACAAACATCTTATATAACCTCTAGGAGAGGAAAAATCTTTTTGTCGTTGTTCGTTAAAATATCTTTCACTTATTTTTATCGACTCATCTTTAATAGGCGATCTTAATTTATAAGATTGAACAAACTTTGAAGTCATGTATTGTTGTTCTGTTGTTCTTTCATTCCATCGTTTCAAAGCGTTCTTACCTATTATATGATTCAATGGTATAACAGGAAACTTTGTTCCTGTAATTACTTTAAAACTAAATTGAAACAGCAGATATTCCCATAAATCAATACTAGAATCTTCTACTCTACTCAGGAAAATTGAAAGAGTAGATTTTTGTTTCGTATTGATTTTTAGACGAAAACTTGGGTTATTCAAGACCCTACCTTGAATATACTCGTACAACTCAACAAACTTTTCTTCTAATGACATATAATGTTTGTATCTTTGATTTTAAAAGTAAAGGATGAGTTAATCATCCTTTTACCTTGTAAATATACAAAATTAATCTATCACTCCCAACTAATTTGAAAAGCAATGGATTCTTCTGTTGCCTTTTCTATAGGTTTGTACCTGTTTTCAGTTGCAGTATCTTTTTCAGCGACATTATTGTAATCTTCTATCACAGTCTTCTTATCAATAGATCGACACAGCCATAAACCTATTTCTTGATCAATCTCCATATCCCCAATAGTAGCTTTGTCAAGTTCAGTCGCTTGATGAAATTCAGCGTAAAAAGGTTTACTAAAAATATCTGGGATCATTTCAAAGAAAGGTTGTCCTTCATTATTCTTATCAGTTTGAACAGCAGCTAATTGAAAAGAACCATAACTACCTTCTGGTGTTTCAAACCAAAGTTGAACATTTTTAACTTCAACTCCTAGTTCGTTTTTCAAAATCAAACCAATATATTGAGTCTCACCTTTTACAAGTGAAAGAAGACTCAATTCATCAAAAACATTGTTATCTTGATCATTGGGTACTGGAGTTGAAGATTTAAAACCACCCAACGAATTGACTAATTTTGATTGTGGATCGTTGTATCCAGAAGATACTGTATAATATAATCTCATTAATTTGCTGTTTTTAAATTTCCTAAAGCCCAATACTCACTCTTGATCGTATTATCAATGGTAAATGTACCATTTGTATTCTTGATACGAGCAATGTAAAATTCATTATCTCCTTTTTCAGGAGGAGTTTCTACAGAAGTTTCCTGAATCAAAGAAATTTCATAATAATCATAAACATAAAGACCTTCTCTCTGAGATTGTGAAAATACACCACCAATAGGAAGAGTTCCTAATACAATCGGTCTTAAATTTGATTCTGCGACAAAAGTCGTATTAGAAGTCAAGACTAAATTTTGATTATCAATGACATTGACAACTTGATAAATACCATTATTTAACGGTATGGAACCATCGTCTTTTACGAAACGAATACATGTAGGTGTACTCGTTGATTGACCTCTTACTTTACCAGAAAAATCTGCAGTACCAGAAACCACACCTTTAGTGTTAACTGAAACAATGCCAAGTTCATAGTTTCTAGTCGCATATGCGATTTTCACCCAATAGAATAGACTATCATTAGGAACTTGAATGTTGTCTTCTACATCAATCTTTATAAATTGTCCTAAACTGTTGATTGCCATTCCTGGTAAAACCTTGATACTGTTTGCAACAGAACCTTGCTGTACAATAAAAGGATCGTTATATTCTACTCCGCTAGGAGCGGTTCCACTACTATTGGCTTTAGCTGGATTATTGGTGATAATACCAAAACTAAACGTTGCTTGTAACAATGCTTGAAAAAGCATTTCACTTGCAAAGAAAGATTGGAAATTGACCAATTCTTCCTTTTCTAAGAACATGTTTCTATTAATATTTAACTGACTCATATATATATTAAAAATTTATTTCCAACCTGACGGAATCAAATCCGAATAAGATATTTTTGAACATCCTTTGAAAGTTTGATAATGTGATGCTGATGAAAGAGCTATATTCCATAAATATCCTCCAACTGGAGAAGAACCTAGTTTCAAAATAACTGGCATTGACTTCAATTCACTACAATTCAAAAACGCATAATTCCAATTTGTAACAGTTAAATTTATAGATTCTGTTATAACAATCGTTTCTACTGCATTGTAAACTGTACCACCAACCCTTATACAACCATTCAAAAATTCTGACATATTCTGTAAAGAAGTACAACCGTCAAATGTACCCCAAGAAGACTCAACTCCTCCATCTGGAGCCCATTCCGTCAAATTAGTACAATTCTTGAAACAAGAGGCTACTGTAGTCAATCGAGATTGACCAGCAAAAAATCTTGGTGGGATTCTTTGTACACCAGAACCTTCAAAAGCTCTTGCCCAAGTAGTCACATTTCCATTCTCGATCTTACATCCAGAAATATCTGTCAATGATTTACAATCAATGAAAGACCAACTAAAACTAGAAGCACTGGTAGGGAAACAATCTGAACCTATACTACTCAATAGTGTACAACTATGAGCTAATACATTAAAATTGGTAGCTCTTGTACAATTCCTGAAACATCTGGCTGGAATACTCCTTAGATTGGTACAAGAAGAAACTAATCCTTCAAAAGTAGTCGCATATACACAACTGTCAAATAAACCAGAAGGAATTGAAGAAATTCCACTGTTTGCAAACGTGTAATAAAACGATTCTGCATTTCGTGGGAAAATAGAGCTACCAACACTTGAAAGTGAACTACAACCATTGAAAGCTGATTCAAAATCAGTACCATTTCTAAATGGACTACCTGATACACTTGAAAGCGACTTACAATCTCTAAATACACTAGCGAATAATGTAAGATTACCTCCAAATAAATCCAAAGGTACACTCGTCACTCCAGAACCTCTAAAACAATTACTAGCATCACTTCCTGATACATTCAATAAAAGCCCAGAAGGGATGCTTCTTAAAGCCGTACAATTTCTAAACCAACTCTCTATTGATCCACTAATATTTGGTGAACCAGATGCTAAACTCGATAAGCCTGTACAACCATTAAATACACTTGTTCCACTTATTGAAAATGATCCTGGCCATTGTGTAACAGCTAAGACACTTGTGTTATTTTGACAGTTGAAATTTAACGTACTAGGATTGGTCCTAGATCCTCCTACCATCTTCAACTCATTACCAGACCATTCATAATCAACTGAAGATCCAAAACTCGGAAGTCTTTGGCTACTCATTCGAAGAATCAGTGCCCTATAAAGTGTAACAGCAAGACCTGTTGTACTGACAGCTATTCGTCTAGTTGTTATCGGCAAACAACTAGAATCTTCTACTTTCAAAAGAACATATGCTGAATATGGAGCGTTTATGATGTATTTCCCTTGATAATCAGAAGATCCATTACCACTACTAACTACTACATTAGAATTAGCAGATTCATATACAGTATATGATATATTGACTCCAGATGCATTTGAACCATCAATTAAAGTCGTCACTGTAAATTCTCGTAACGAATAAGTCAATGAAACTTGTTGATTAGCATCATTATTCGAAACTTGAACAGTGCCTTCTTTATCATAGTAACCTACAGCTTGTATCGTCCAATTATACAAACCATTTCTCTTATCTGGAAACGTCACTTTTCCACTAGTATCTGTAGTCTTTGTATCACCGTCTAATACTATTGTTGCATTAGGGACAGCATTGCCATTAGTATTTGTAACTGTAAAATTAATATTATATGTCTTGTTTGTCAATAATACATTGATTGTTTGAGGTGTATCTGTAATCGATACTTCACCTGGAACAGAAGTGTATTCTGGACGCTTAGAAACTTCGTAATCATACGAACCGATTGGAAGGGTGTATTCTGCCTTACCTTGACTATTCGTAATTCTGGTAATATTGTTACAAACAACAGTCGCAGCTTCCACTGGTTTCCCTAAATCATCGACAACCATGAAAATTACTTGACCATTTCGTCTAACCAAATTTATATCAAACACATAAGGAGCACTGTTCACGACAAATTGTCCTTGTTGTGAAGCATAAATCGTTTTCTTTGCCGTCCAATTATAAGAGCCATTGGGTAGTTCAGTCGATACTTTTCCTTGGCTATCTGATTCTCCAGAATAAGATCCTAAAGTAACAGTTGCACCAACTGAAATTTGACCTTCTTCTCTTACAGTCGCAGTCACTTGATACATCTTTTGTGACATTGTTACATTAACCGTTTCTGGACCTCCATTTACACCAAATAAATCTGTGATAGTGTGATATTCGTTTAATGTCGCTGTATAATTAAAAGATCCATCAGGTAAATTGATAGTTGCTTGTCCCTGTGCGTTTGTAGTTATAATAGGATTGTTTTCTACCTGAATAGAAACACCAGAAAGTTTTTTATTATTATCATCTTGTACTACAAAAGTAACAACATAAACTTTTTGGTTCATTCTGATTTCAATATCAGAATCCTCATCAACAGAAATTGTATTTTTATAATCATTGTAACCAACTTTCGTCGCTGTTAAAGAATACGATCCAGCCTTAACAATGAAACTTACTTGACCACTTGAATCAGATATTTTAGTTGAACCGGCAAAAGTTACTGAAACACCTGTCAACAATGAAACTACCCCTTGATAATTAACACCTCTTGTTGTAAATGTCACATTATAAGTAGGAACTGGATTCATTGTTATATTTTGAGTCACTGGGGCATTAGTTACAGTCACAGATCCTGTGACTGGCAACCAATCAATTTTTTCAATTCGATAATTGAAAGTACCTACTAAAACATCTTTAAAAACAGCTTGTCCTTGTTCGTTGGTGTCAATATATGTATTGTTAAAATTAATTCTAGCTCCTTGAATAGGATTTGAAGAAGAATCTTTCACAATAAAAGTTACATCAAAAATAGGGATTAATTGCATCGTGACATTCTCAATCATATCGTCACGAACAAGGACTGACTTATCAATCGGATAATACTTTTCCTTTTCAACTGTATACAGATATAAATCTGGATAAGCCATGAAGAATGTACTGCCATCTTGACCTGTTGATTTAACCTCATTGTTGAACTTGACAATAGCTCCTGAAATAGCTTTAGCTTGTTCATTCTTGACAACAAAAGTTACCTTACGTTTGTAAAGTTCTCCTTGCATTTGTATATAACAAATCTGCTCATCTCCTTCGATTTCTTCTTCTACATATAGAACATTATTGACAATAGAAATGAAAAGGTCTTTTTCAACTGAATAAAGATAATCGCCAGGATAAAGATCAAGAGTTACTTCACCATTAATATCTGTTTGCAATTCTTGATCTGCTATTGTAATAGTAGCTCCTTTAATATATTCTTTTCTTTCAGAAAAAACCTTGAAACGTACAGTTGTTTTTGTAAGAGCTTTAATCTCTTCACTAGCAAAAATATTTTTATATGAAACTAAATAAGTTTCTATAAATTGATCTATAGTAGATGTAGAAGAATAAGAATTATTCCTATAATAGGAGGCGATTATGTTTTTCTCCCCTAGATAACCTTGATAGAAAGGTAAATATATTGGTTTGATCTTTATATCATAAATATTTAAATTTGAACTAGCTTTAGTTCGATCTTGAACCAAATGCAAAGACATGTATTTGATACCTTCTACAAATCTTAATCCTCTTCCATTAGGGAAATTCAGGGCTACTTCGTCGACAAAACTTCTATTTTTCTTTGAAATTGTTGCTCTTAACTCATAATAAATATCGGCGTTGTTTAACGTAACAGAAGCGTCATTTTTAACAAATGAATTGCTTTGTACAGTACCAATCGATTCAATACAAGAAACAGGTCTCTTCAATTCATCATAAACTTGGACTCCAAAAGTCAAATTCATGTTTTGAATATTATCTGTTTTTAAACGTAAAGAAACTTGATAAGCTAAATCTTCATCAACTACTAGAAGTTTATCTAAATCTCCTTCTGAACTGATTCCTACCAACTCATTTCCTATAAAAGTCATAGTTTGGATAGGTTCATTATCGTTGTCTACATCAGCTTGTAAAATAACACCACTAGGATTGATTAATGGATATTTATCTAAATTTTCAATATTGCTTGAACATTCGTAGGCTTTGGTTATATTCTCAACTGTATCTGTCCTATTCCAAGTAGGAGAGCTATGTCCTAATGTCCAACCACTATCTTTAGGAGCTAGAAGAGCAAAGATGAATTCATTTAAATCGTTGTATCGAATCAAACGAAGAAGTTCTCCTAATATAGTACCTTCTTTTGAAACGATATCCATACGACCTCTTTTTCTATACTCTTCTACATAGTTGTTGAAAAGATATTGCATTTGTTCTGTCGTATCAACAGTATCGGTTACCAAACCTCTTTCTTTGATAAAGATATCAAATAAGATCTTGTTTACATCAATCTCTTCGTATTGTCGTCCATATAATACAACAATCGCAAAAAGATGTGTCACAGATCCCCAAAACGAAACAAAATCTTCATTTTGTTTATTAAAAAAAACAGGAAGAATACCTGGACTACATATTTTATCCAAGACATTCTGTGCCCAAGCCTGAATTTTAATATCATTCTTTTCAAAGAATTTTTTAAATATAGTTCTATTATATATTATATCTGCCATAATTAAGTTGTTTCCAACGATTCAAAGTTACTAAAATGAAAGCAAACTATAACCAACAACAGTGTCAAAGCAAACTTTTTCAACCGCATAAAGATATCTACTTCCTTCATAACAAACAACATTTATTTTGTTTTTAAACACCTCAATCACTCTTGCGAAGGCAGCTAAACTTGTACAGATCACGACTCCACTGAATGCAGAAATTAATCAACAAATAGAACCAGGATATACAAATGTTGATTTTCTTATTGTTTCTGGT